GTTTCTGTCCGGTAGCCACTGCACCCAACTGGCTTGAAGGGCTGTAGCCAAGCCCGGTCAGACTCTCGCTGTACCCCAGCAGGACACCCCGAACCAGTGGACTCTTGTGCGACATCCCCCCTGCGGAAAAACTTGCATTCTTGCCCACTTCACCCTTGACAGGCTCATAGCTGGCATGAACTGCATTCATGAACCACGCCAGAGTGCCACTGCTGATACTGGTTAGAACGCTAATCAGTACGTTCTCCCTGGCGATTGTGGCATTCAGTGCCTTGTCATAGTCTGTTGTCTTGTAGTAGCCCTCAACCTGTATCCCCGGCACTCGTAGTGCTGGTACATTCGATCGGTTTTCATCTCCAAGGGTCGTATCGTCATTGACTTCAACCTGATTTGAGATCATAAAGCTGAAAACGCTTTTACTCAGGTCATACCCATCCCAAAGCACCCGTTGCTGGCTGATAATTTCACTCATGCTGATTCTCCATCACTCCCTGTAAATGACCATCGCATCCAGACTGCTGTGGTACGTGTCGGATTCATATTCTTTCGGGTGGTCAATGTCGCTATCTATCAGGATATCCTCGATCGTCACCGTACCGGCCCCACGGTAACGCTGAATGGCACTGAGAACCTGCTCCAGTAATGACCTGACGCTATTGGGGGTCTGTCCCCAGCAGTCAAACTGGAACCGGGCATGAACCACATCGGTATCCACACCCATGCAGTGATGGCGCTGACTGGATACACGCCAGAACGTGGCATACGGCTCTGCTGTGTTTTGTGGCGCCTCCACAAAATAAATTCGGCTTCCAGCCAGTGCCGAAAAGCCTGCATACCCTGCTATCCGGCTGTGCAAGTCAGCTTCTACCGTCATAAAATCCCGTGCGCCTTTCCCAGCAGGGTGGCTTCCCGTTCAATCGCCCGGCCAGAAATTTTCAATATTTTTGCAATGGCTTCTTCACCCTTGTTGTCGAGCGCCGGGCGCATGAATGGCTGGGCAGCCATTTTGCTAGTCCCAAACTCCAACATGTGGGAGTAAAAGGCCAGCCTTGTTATCTTGATTTTAAACAGGACACCCTTTTCAGAGATTCCGCCCTTGCTTATAATAATTGATTTTTTAAGCATGCCAGGGAAAACAATCCGCTTTTTTCCACGAGACATGACGATTTTAGTTTCGCCGCTCCAGATAGGCGCTAGTCGCACCGCCTCATCCAGAATCACCTTACTGCCAGCCCGGAGTCCGGCATTCATGGCTTTTTTGGCTGGCTTGTCCGGCAGCAGCTTCAGGACAGTTTCAAGTTCTTTTAATCCTTTTATTTCTATGGTTTTTGCCATTGGATTACCTTGTTTTAGCTCAACTCGGCTCTTGTCACGATTTCAAGTGCATCACGCCTGCCCAGTTCACGGACTTCAACAATGTTGTAACTTCTTGATTCAAAAAGAATGCGCATCTTAACGGAAATATCACGCCGAAACCTCACCTTGAACACCGTCATGGCTTCAGCATTGACCTTACTCGCCTGCTGAAATTCAGCCGTTTTTTGCACCGTTTTTTGTGGCATGTACTTTGCCCACAGGGTCATGTAGTGCGTCCAGGTCGTCTCAACAAACCCTGTACTGCTCTGGGTCTCAACAGGGGTCTGCACCACAATCCGGCGGTCAAGTTCTTCCGATCTCACAGGCTCAGCACCCTGTCCGGGTACAGCAGGTTATTGATTGCTGTCATGTCTTCGTTCTCGCCCCGTTTGTCGTACCACTGCTTCACCAGCAACTGGATGCCCCACCGGGTGCGCTCTGGCACATTGCCAGGGTTATCACCGTAGCCACACACAAACCGGACTGTCACCGATTCCGGGACTGCCCGTGTGGACGGGTAAACCTGCTGATAGGCAGGTACAACCCTGCCAGTCAATCCATTTTTCAGCACCGTGTACAGACTGGATGACCAGGTTTGCGTCGTGCCGTTGTTATCGGTGTAGGTAATCGATGTCACTGACTGCAACGGCGCAAACGGAATCTCGATCGTACTCCATGGCCTGCCAAGCTGTGACCATGGCTGTTCAGGCGCACCGCACGGAAATCCATCCAGCTTCAAATCCCACGTTTGTGTCATCAGACGGCGATTCTGGTACATCTCGGCATATTCCACGGCTGACCGGATAAGTCCGGCCAGTAGCGCATCATCATCCGTTTCGCTGTCTTCCAGTTTCAGGGTGTTCTTCATCTCTGCGACAGAGACAGGCTGGACAGAGGGTGGGGTGATCAGGACGGTACTCATCGGTACTCACCCCGAATCCGCACGCTGTCTATCTCGGTGGTTCCAGCGCCGGTGGTGATGGTGTTGACCAGATGATACACCTGTCCGGGCAGCAGGCCACTAATCGATGCAGTCGCTGTAGTGGTTGTGTGCGTCTGGTTTGTGAGTGTTGCAGTCGGCGTGACCGCCCAGGACGAAGTGGAAACCGTTGAGCTTCCCAGCCGGGACGCCCAGTTGAAAGTATGATCCAGATTTTCATCCGGGTCTTGCAGGTAAACAGGCATAAAAAAATCCTGAAATTCTGTTTTTGGAGAGGGCTATGGTAATAGGTCGCTGGTGGATAGAGATGGATCAATTACCACATCCTGCACCTCGATGATGTGTTCTGTTGGCACGGTGATGACTCGCTCACCGTTGGGTCCCTCTGCCCATCCGGCGTTAATGAAATAGATGGCCAGCGCTTCATGAACCTCGTAGGTTTTTCCCTTTTCTGCGATGAATCTATCGTGTTTGAACACGTCCAGAGCGGTAATCTTCATTATGTCACGTCTCCTAACTCGTATTTGAAGGCATTGATGGTTGCGGTGTTCCCGGATGTCACGGCCTGACTGGTGCATGTCGTCACCGCCAGCAGGGTTGTCGTGCCAGTATTAACCAGCGCAATATGGGCAGCCGTCCCACTGCTGGTAATGCTGACCCCGGTTTTTTGCGCCATGGTGATTTTACGGCCACTGGTGTCACCGTCTGCTGCGCTAAAACTTGGACTTGTGGCCGAACCTAGCGAGTACGTGCTGTTGGCTTCTGTGTAGGTTGTGGGTTGTGTCGAGCAGATTATCACCTTGTTTGCAGCGCTGATAATACCCAGCATACTGTCCAGGGTGGCATCTGGTACAAATTTTGCCATCCGTTATTTTCCTTTCAGGGTCATGTGCCACGCTGGTGCTGTGGCACAACGTAAATCCGGTTTCCGTAAAAACTGAAACCCGTTCTGGGCGCAGGGCTGTAGACCCGGTATTCTGGCGTGTTGACGGACAGTGTAATCAGTCCTGTTTCGGCCATCAGCGCCAGTGTTGAGCTGCCACCCTGTATCTGGTGTACCTGGGCAATACTGCCCGTCTCTCCGGTCAGCGCAAACGCACATCCCTGCGTGAGCAGCTCGTGTGCCTGGGTCAGGCTTGCCACCCCGGCAGACAGAGGCAACAGTGCCTCATCCGGGATGAGCATGTAATTAACCGTAAGACTGCATGCCTCAGCCGTGAGGGCGTGGGCATTGTTATCAACGGAAATCTGGTGCAACTGGGTCAGTGTGGTGACTTCTGCAGACAGACTGCCGGACAGGTTCCCGGCATCCAGAAAAAGCGCCAAATCCAGAAAGGCAATTTCTGCGGTCAGTCCGTGGCTACTGTCCACAGGGCTAAACAGGTGGTTCTGGGTGACTGAGCCACTGTCCGCAGACAGTTGCAGGGTGCTGACAGCAGGTGTCACATCGTGTACCTGTGACACTGTCACATTGTCAGCAGAGAGTGCAAGACTGCTGTCCACAGGGGGTATCAGGTGTGTCTGGGTAATGCTGGCCACTTCGGCAGAGAGAGTCTGACTGCCGTCGGCAGAGGCAATCACATGATTCTGGGACAGGGTCGCCGCCTCGCTGGACAGTGACTGATTCAGTTCGTCCGGCGTAATCCCGGAGGCCAGGTTGATGCTGGCCGTTTCAGCAGAGAGTGCAAAGCTGCTGTCCACGGGTGTCACATCGTGTACCTGTGACACTGTCACATTGTCCGCAGACAGGGCAAGACTGCTGTCCACAGGGGGCAACAGGTGTGTCTGGGTAATGCTGGCCACTTCGGCAGAGAGAGTCTGACTGCCGTCGGCAGAGGCAATCACATGATCCTGGGTGATGCTGGCGCTATCGGCATATAGCCCATGAATACTGCTGTCCGGGCTGAACAGGTGGTTCTGGGTGACTGAGCCACTGTCCGCACTCAGTGGCAGGCTGCTGTCCACAGGTGTCACATCGTGTACCTGTGACACTGTAACGCTGTCCGCAGATAGGGAAAAACTGCTGTCCACAGGGGGTATCAGGTGTGTCTGCGTGATGCTGGCCACTTCGGAAGACAGGGCATGGGCGCTATCAACAGGGCTTAGTGTCGTATCGACATTAATTGTTGCGGCATCAGACGTGAGGCCGTGACTGCCATCTGCAACCGTGATGACATGATCCTGGGTAATGCTACCCACATCGGCAGACAGGGAGTGATTACTGGCAACAGGGGCAATGACATGATCCTGGGTGATGCTACCAACATCAGAGGACAGTGCAAATGCGGCATTTTGCGCAGAGAGTACAATTTCGCCAGCCATCCTGATAATGATGAGCCAGGAGTTTTTTGTCCAGGCGGTGTTGTCTGTGTAGTTGGCGATGCAGTACCGGGTATCGGAGGTAAAAGAGACCGCAGTCGTGTAGTGCTTGGCGACACTACAGGAGAGGTAATCGTCCGGGTCGCCTATCTGCTTCGGCACGTGTTCGTGCTTGATCAACTGGGTCGAATCGATACGAACTTCAGCGTGAGTTTCTTCCGCTTCCACGGCATCGCCGTCCTGAGACAGCATCAGACCACCCAGGACAAGATAGTCGGAAGAACCTGAAGGCGTACTGGTGGTCAGGGTCGATGCTGTCTGCATCGTGGTCGAAGACGTTGACCCCTCAGACGGGTCGACAT